ATTAAGCAGTTAATTGAAAAAATTGATACACTTCAAGCCAGTGTCGATAAACTTGACGAAAAACTTACTAAGCATATAGGATTTATTGATACGACATATGAAGGACTTAGAAGTCCTATTAGTGCTGCAAAAAGATTGTTGGGCAGATAAGATGAAATATTTTGTAGCAGCGCTGTTCGCTTTGATCCCTACTACTGCTATGAGTCAAGAGATGAACAAAGCAGATATGATCACAGAGTTTACAGACATTGCTACATTGATTGCAGCAGAAGTTTTAAACTGTGGTGAAACGAATAAAGAACGAGTCTTAAGATTTAATGCAATGTTTGACTCGTTTATGCTTTATACAGCACAGCAAGAAGGTGTAGAACTTACACAGGGTGATGTAGAAGCATTTAAGTTAAATCTACTAATGCAGCAATATGAAGGTATGCTTCAGGCACATCCAGTTCAAGGATGTGACGGTATCAATAAGATTATTCACATTTATGATGATCGTATGCAATATGCTGAAAGTGTCTATGACTACTACCAACCTTTAGACAGCTTATAAATATAGTGTACTTTAACAGCTAAGGTTGTAACATGGCAGTCAAGTCTTCTGGTCCATTATCCATTACTACAGATATTGTAGGAGAGTTTGGTGGTGTTGCGCCGCACTCAATATCAGAGTTTTATGATGGTGCTGGTCTAGTTCCAACTGGAGCAAACCCAAATGTTCCTTCCTCTGGTGCTGTGTCATTTTCAAACTTCTATGGTGCAGTAAATGTTGTAACAATTTCAATCATTAATAATCAATATGATTCTAATGGCACTCTAGTCACTCTTGATAAAGCAAGCACATTAAATCTATTTGAAATTGCTAATAAAACTATAGGATCAAATGCAGGCAATAATGTAGTTGTTCCACTTGTGTTTAGTCTTGATAGTGATACAGTATTCAATAACTCTATCATATTTGGAGGCAGTTTTACAGATATCACTATTCAAAACAATGGTATTATTGCTGGTAGAGGCGGTCATGGTGCAAACGGTTCTCAATATTCTCCATCAAAAGATAATACTTTAGGTAATAGTCTTAACGGTTTTAAAGGTAATGCCGCTATCTTTGTTGATTCTGATCAAACAAAAGTTACTATTACAAATCTAGAAAAAGGTTTTATTGCAGGTGGTGGTGATGGTGGAAACTTTAATACCGTTAGTGATAATTCATCTCCCCAGCCGAAATTGTTTAATGGTGAACCTATTGACGATGCAGATGCAACTGCTTCAGCCCAAAATGGCGGCGGTGGTGGATGGAATGGTGGTGTTGGAGGCCGAGGTTTTGCATCTGTAAGTGCATTTGCTTTCTCTGGTCTACCGGGAAACTCTAACTCTTTTAACACTGGCACTCTTACTGATACAGAAAGGTCTGATCCAAGCGTAGCTAACTATGTAGTTGATAGAACTACCAACATTACAGGACATACTGGAATTGTTACTGCTATTGCTGATGTTTATGCTAAAAATGGTAGCGCAAACGCTCTTTCAAGTTTAACTATATCGGGAAACACTAGCGGTACAGGCGGTGGGTCTGGATTAAATGGTGGTTCATCAAGGAGTGGCAGCAGTGGAGCTAAAGTTGCTGTTGAAACGAGGGCTCTTGATGGACAACCAATGGGGAATAATTCGCCACAAGGTCGGGCTTTGGCGATAGGCGTATCAGGATCAGGTGGTGGTTCAGGTATCGGCAGCAGTAGCACGCCTAATTATGTTACTTCTTCTGGAAGAAATCAATCTGCTGGTGCTGGTCACTCTATTCAAATTAAAACAGGGTCAACAGTATCTACTAAATCTACTATTAATAATGGTAGAATTTATGGAGATACAGACATTGCAATTTCTTAAAAAAATGTCTTGAAGTGTTTGAAGAAAGATTTATAGTAGGCAATGAATAAATATCTCGTTTGTGTAATTAATTAAAAGGAAATATAGTATGAGAGTTGAAGCGGGCAGTTTTAATCCTGAGCTAAGGAGATTTTATTATGGTAGATTTTATGACGAAGATTTAAAATTAGATTTTTCTGATGTATTGATTGTTCCTACTTCTGGACCAAGACTGGATAAAGCAGGTAAGCCAGCTTTATATAATTATGAAGACCCGGAAGATATTCAATCAAGAAAAGATGTCGTATTAATCTCAAAGTTTAAGCCATTTTCTGATATGAAAAAGGCAGATGATTTAATGCTTACAAAAAGAGTATTAGTTAGGTCAGAACATAACGTTTCAGCAGATTTTGGCGTCACTTCAGAAAACTATGATGAGATTGCTTTAAGTTCTTCCTTTAAAGCGATTCCTATCATTGCTGCAAATATGGATGGAGTTGGAACTGCTGAGATGTGCAATGAGTTATCAAAAAACTTGATGATGACTGCATTGAATAAATCAATTAGTGATGATGAATTGGATAAGATTCAAGACACATCCTTGGCTTTTTTAACTATTGGTATTAATCATGATGATTTAGAGAAAGTTAAGGACTTCAAAGATAAATTTTTAAAAATTTGTATTGACACTCCAAATGCATACTTACCTAAGACCTTAGATTTTGTTAGAAAAGTAAGAGAGATTTGTGGACCTAACCACTTTATTATGGTAGGCAATGTGGTTACGCCCGATACTGCAATTAATCTTTACCATGCGGGTGCAAATTGTGTAAAAGTAGGAATTGGTCCTGGTAGTGTATGTACAACTAGAATTAAGACGGGTGTAGGATATCCTCAACTTTCTGCTGTTATGGAAATTTCAAAAGAAGCCGAACGTATGAACAGCCTCTATAACCGTAGATTCTTTGTCTGCTCTGATGGTGGCTGCACGACTCCGGGTGATATTGCAAAGGCTCTTATTGCTGGTGCTGATTTTGTTATGGTTGGAGGAATGTTAGCTGGTCATGACGAAGGTGGTGGTGAAATTGTTAGTAAGTACACACAATCTGATGAGGTAATGCCTCATCCTGAAGGAAAGGGTTGGGTGCCTATTATTGATGAAATCAAATATGTTAAGTTTTATGGTATGTCATCAAAAGCGGCAAATGAGAAGCATAGCGGTGGATTAAAAGGATATCGTGCTGCTGAAGGAAAAGAAGTTTTAGTTAAGTACAAAGGCCCTGTTCAAAATACAGTAAATGATATCTTAGGAGGTCTAAGATCGACTTGTACATATGTTGGCACAAACCGTCTAATGCGAATGCCTAGATTTGGACAATTTGTTTTAGTTAATAATCAAGTCAATACTGTTTTTGGAAATGAATGAACACATTAATTACAACATACTATGATAATCCAGGATACTTACAAATCTTTATTGAGAATAATTTCAACAGAGACTACTTCAGTAATTTAATTGTAGTTGATGATGCTTCTCAAAAATACCCTGCAAAAGATGTGTTACAAGAGTTTGATACAGAGAATATAACTCTGTATCGACTCAAAGAGGATGTTGGCTTTAACTCTCATGCAGCTAGAAACTTAGCTGCTGTAATGTGTAAAACAGAATGGGCAACTTTTTTAGATTTGGATCACGTTCTTTTGCCCTTTGCATTAGAACGTATCCAAGAAACTATCGACTATGAAGAAAATGAATATGTAAAGATTGCTGAAAATCAATACACTATTCCTGTAAAATACTTTCTTATGGTTGGTGGATATGATGAAAGATTTAATGGTATGAGATGGGGAGACTTTCATTTAGAGAATAAACTAATGAAAGTCTTCTCGGGTATGCAACTACGAGCAGGCAAAGCTGTAGTGCAGAAAAACTATACTCATATACCTGATCAAATAATTGAGTATAAACAGTTTGAAAAATCATTGACAATCTCGGATAATCCATTAGATTGGCATAAGCACGATATTATAACATTTGAATGGAAAAAAATATGTCTTTGAAGGCACGCCTGAACAACACAAAGCAAAAAAAGCAGTTTAAAGCACTTTGTCGAATGGAATCACAGGCTACATATGATGAAGAGTATATTAACTATTATGATATGAATGAAATTAAAAGTAATCTTGACGGGTACTCCGAGTACCTTGATGATCGAAAATTAGCAAGTGATTGGTATTAATGAACTACTTTAACTTTGTTGAAAGTATAGAGATTAATCCGACAGAACTATGCAATTTACAATGCAGTTTCTGTCCACGGGCGCATGGATATCCTAATCAGAATCTACACATGTCTTTTGAAACTGCCCGAGAAATTAGAAATCAATTAGATAATTCAAACTACTCTAAGAAAGTAATTTTTGCAGGACGTGGTGAGCCCACCCTCACAAAAGACTTTGTTAAAATTATTGAAATATTTTTAGAAAATGATCCTAAGTACAGTGTGCAACTTACAACTAATGGCAAAAGAATAGATGCACTAAAAAGGTTTTGGAATGATCCTAATTTTATTGTTCATTATGATCTTTACATGACGGATGAAGATGAGGCGAAAAGTGTTGAATATGCATATAGAGAGTATAAAAATTTCAAATTCTCTTGGAAGCCTGATAATGGACTAAACTTTGATGAACTTCCTATTATAAAAAATAAATCAAAAAAAATAACTGGAACTTCTAGCCAAGAGGGTATGACAAATCGTGCAGGATTTCTAGGAGAAAACACTTTTTCTACAATTAGTAATAAGTCATGCGCTAAATTAGTGTATAATATGTACATTGACTGGAATGGTAATTATAATCTATGCTGTGATGACTGGACTCCTCTAATACTAGGAAACATCTTTGAAGAGAATATTGAAGATTTTATTAATTACAATGAAAATTTGAATGGCTACAGAAAAAAACATTTCTGCGAAAATTCAAGAGAAGGCCTTCCTGCCTGTCAGACTTGCAACCGCAACGCCCCAGTTGTAGGTGATGATAGAGATGACTATATGAATTTAATTAGAATGAATGAGATGTGAAATGATTAGTGATAAAATCTTGACAAAAGAAAAGTTTTGTGTTTTAGTTGAGCAGTATGTACACGAAAAGAATCATTCATATATGGATGCCGTTTTAGAAGTGTGCAAGAGCAATTCAATCGAACCTGATGAAACTAACTCTCTACTAAATATGAGCATCAAAGATAAGATCGAATATGAAGCCAGAGAGCTTAACTATCTAGAAAAGGTAAATAAATTACCATTATGAAAACACTGAGGAACTTTATGTTAAAATTAATTGGATTATACATTCCATTTGTGGTTGTATTTCTTGGTATTGGTGCCTGTTCGTTTGTTTACAAAGATGATTTGCTTGGCAGATTTTCACAAGAAGAGGAAACAGTAAGTGCACCAGAAATCTTTGAAGAACCACTACCATCAGATGCTACAGATGTCGGAGAACTTACAGCCGCTGATGACAGCACTGGAGAAGAAACACCAGAGGAGGTATCAGATGAGCAACCAGAACTCCCCGCAATCGGAGAATGCTTCTGTCCAGAGCGAGAAGCAACTGGAACTCTTTGACGAATATGAACATGTTGAACAGGATGGCTTTATTACCGTCTATCCAGATTTAAAGACTCTGTTCAATAAAAAAGAATCTCCAAAGCCTATGGAGGTAAAAGAAGGCTCAATCACCTTTGAAAAAAATGATTGACATACTATACACACTGTAATACAATACAAAAATTAATACTCTGTAATATAAGGAAAATACAAATATGTCACTTTCGAATCTCAAACAATCCCGTGGTTCATCTATTGATAAGCTGGTTGCAGCATCTGCAAAGCTTAATGAGTCTTCCGCAAACAATAACGGTCCAGATGAACGTAAATGGAAGCCATCAGTAGATAAAGCAGGCAATGGCTATGCAGTCATTCGCTTTTTGCCAGCTCCTGAAGGTGAAGAGTTGCCATGGGTGCGTTACTGGGACCACGGCTTTAAGGGTGATACTACTGGAATGTGGTACATCGAAAAGTCACTAACATCTATTGGTCAAAAAGACCCTGTTGGTGAGGTAAACTCACGTCTTTGGAACTCTGGTGTAGATGCAGATAAAGAGACTGCTCGAAAACAGAAACGTCGTCTTCATTATGTTTCTAACATCTATGTTGTCTCTGATCCAGAAAATCCTCAGAACGAAGGCAAAGTATTCTTGTATGAATATGGCAAGAAAATCTTTGACAAGCTGATGGATTCTATGCAGCCACAGTTTCAAGATGAAGACCCTGTAAATCCTTTTGACCTTTGGGAAGGCGCAGACTTTAAACTCAAGATTCGTCAAGTAGAAGGCTATCGGAACTATGACCGTTCTGAGTTTGCTTCTCCTACTGCATTGGGTGATGATGATATGCTCGAAATGACATATCAGAAAGTTTACCCATTGTCTGAGTTTACTGATGCTGCTAACTATAAGTCTTATGATGAGCTTAAGGCACGTCTAGACGCTGTTCTGGGCGTAAGTGAAACTTTCACTGCTCAACAGCAAGAAGACCTCTCAGTGACTGCTGAGGCGGCTCCTATGAAGACTGTAGCACCTTCTCCAATGTCTAGTGCATCTTCTGATGACGATGATGATCTTAATGTTGATGAGATTTTCAGCCGTCTAACTGAAGACGACTAGATGATAAAATGGCTCTCAGTTTCCTTTGAAATTTTGTGTTTATTTTTGTTTTATCTGAGAGCCATTTTTTTTATTAATCTAATGAAAACCTTTCGGTTTCTACCGCTGGTGTAGGTACAGCCATTTGATTGTTTACCGTTGTAGTGTTTGGTGCTACAGTAGAGTTATCAACAACTGTATTAGTAATTCCAGATTGCATGGTAGATAACTCTCTATTAGCCAAGGCTAACATCTGCGCAACTTGTGCACCTTCCATACGTTTCATTAATTGTCGAGCGCTTAGGTTCTGAATAGCTGATAGTGCTGCGTCTCTTTCGGCTTTACGTCTTTCAATAGCACTATCCATGCTCTCACCTAAGGTCCTAAATCCTAGAGGCACACTTTCAGCACCACCCTGTCTACGTTGCATGAGCAGCTTTCTTTCGCCTGCCATAAACTTGTCGTCTTCAAGGTCGTTTATTTCTCTCTTGAGCCTAGAGGCTTCTTCTTCTAGCGCTTTACGTTTTTGTTCCAACGCCTTTTCTTCTTCAGACTTAAAGAATTCTTTGACTACAGGAATAGACTTCAGCATATTCATAAATCTATTAAAGATTTGTGCGAAGATATCAACAGTCTGTGTGATGAGTCCTTCGATAAATCCGCCCATTCGGAATGGGTGGTCAGGATTACCAAGATTGAAAATACCTGTAATTAAGTTTACTGCTGCACCGACTAATTCAGTGAATGTATCTTGAAAAGAGAAGTCGCCAATAACATCGGCTATACTTGTCAAACCAACTTGATTGAATACAAATTTTGTAGCTTCTTTCAGAAGATCGAGAGGCGCAAAAATTAAAGAGTTAAAGAAGCCTGTTACAGCGCCTTCAATACCACCGACAAGACCATTTTCTTTGAAGCCATCTACTGCACCGCTAATTGTGTCCCATGCAGTAATAAAGATAGTCAATGGTAAGAAAAGTTTACTGAATATTTTACCAATACCCTTAAAGAAATTGAATACAGGATTCAGCTTTGCTACTGCAAGAAGAGCTTCACTGACACCGTTAGTTATGAATGCAAGTGGCACTCTAAGCATAGTGCCAATAAATCTAAAAGCGTTGCCTATAACTTTAAATGTATTAATAATAACTTTAGTAGTTCTATCAATAATACCTTTTAGAACATCTAAAGATTCTTCTATGACAGTTGAAATATTAATGAGCTTTGGGTTTGTTCTAAAATCAAGAATTAACATTCTGATCCGAGAAATGATATTAATGTTAATGAAGTTTCCAAGTCTAATCAGTCCTTGATTCAAAGTGAACATAATCTTCTGTACGTCATTAACAAACTTCAAAAGGTTATCTTGTACACCGTCAATGAAGCCTCTAATTTCATCATTCAGAGCAAAGAATGATAATAAAGCACCAGCGACTAGAGCATCACCCATACCAAATGGACTGCTAACAGATGGAGCAGAAGTTCTTTGGGATTGTGTTCTAGCTTGATTTTTAGCCTCTCTTGCAGCTTCAGCATCATCTAATGCTTTGCGCTTATCAAAGTCAAGCATAGCCTGCATACGCTTAACCAGAGACTTTACAGCCTCTGTCGTATTACCCTGCTCAGTATTTAACATTAATAATGAATTTGTTACGTCATTAAGTGTAGCTGCTGCCATTTAACCTGCTCTCTGTTTTTGTCTTTCGGCTTCTTCTTCAAGGTGTTGTAATAGCATAGCAAGATAAATTTCTCTCTCCCAAGGCATCATCAAGTCAATTTCAGTTAGTGAGTAATGATGATGTTGCATCAGTTGAAAATTGACTTGATAATGGTTTTGTAAGTTATCATGAGAGAGACATACTAAAAAAAATCAGCCGTACCTTCTAAAGTTAATTTATTATCATGATCACAGTTGCCACACTTAAACTCAACATCATGCTTGAGACGTGGCATCTTCTCAATAAAATCTTTTACTTTCATAAACTGATCAGTTGAAAACGATTCAATAAATGTTGTAATTTCTTCTTCGCTTTCATCAGATAGTGCAATGCGCTCATCTGCTGTTTGCACTGCATCAATACATGCTGCAATCATATCAAACGCTTGGTCTGTTTGATTGCCTTCTTTGTATTTATTGAATTTTGGTGCAATATCTTTTAAAGTTGGATATTTCATCTCTAAAGTGTATTCGTTTGAAAGTTTAATCAGCTTTGTGTTTGCTGTCTTTGGCACTTTGATGTTAATCTTTGAAATATCTACAGCGATTTCATTTGGAGTACCACACTCTTTACAATTAGTCTGAATTGTAGTAGTTTCACCTACAGACTTCGATCTAATCTGTGTAAACAAATATTCAATGTCAAAGATAGGTAGATTGCGAATAGTGATAGGCTCTTCAATACAAGCTTCAAGAGTATCTGCAATTGCTTCTAGAGAACCCTGCTCATCACCCTGCTCAAGAGCAATCATTAACACCTTTTCCTCTTTTACAAGATAAGGTCTGTATTTGATTGTTTCACCAGTAGAAGGAATTTTAGTAGTGTATTTAATCGACTCATTAAGTTTAGGTAAAGCCATTATATTAGTTCTCCATTATTAGGCAGGTTCCCATACTGTGTATGAGAGTTGTACACTAAGTTGTGTTAATTGATTTTGCGCATCATCACCAAGTTCAATTGATTGCATTGTAGTAGGAAATGCACGAATAAGTTTACAGCTATAAACAACAGAATTGTCTCCATGATTTAACTGTTGAATAATTACATCTTTTGCATAATCATTTTTATAGTTGACTTCATATGTGTCAAAGCCGATAATAGCTTTTTGCCAATTTTCAAAATACGTTCTCATTGAATAGTCTTGTGTCAGCAAGAAGGTCAAGTTAACGTCTTCAGATAAAAACGCATATGGCATTTTTTGTGACATCATACCGATTGTACGCTCATTTGTTACAATCTGACGGCCTGGAATATTTGTTGCACGACAAAGAGTGTTGACTGTTTCACCATCAACACCAAACTCTGCTGGTAGAATAACTTTGTATCTATCTGCTCTGGATACTCCTTGTGAGAGCTTACCTTTTAAGTCTTCGATGCTTGCCATTTATCTTCTCATCTTTCTGCGTGAATCTTTGTAAACAGTTGTAAGACTAGCTTTCTCAAAGTCAGCAGTTGGTAAGAATGTAGCAATCTCCCACTCTGGCGGCTGTACCATAGCAAATCTAGAACGAACATGACTACTAAGATAGCGTTTTAAGCAAGGCTTGAATGCTCTTAGCTTAGATGCACGTTGTAGCATGTCATATGAAATTCTAAACTTTGTTGTGTCATCATAGCGCTCATTAGTTAGTGTGTCTAACAAAGCATCTAAAAATTTTGCTCTAATGTCTAGAGGTAAGTAGTGTAAGTTCAGACCATAAAAGCCTTTTGGTGCTGGACCTATAATGACAGTCAAAGGGAATCTGTCATAGTATGGCAGCGTATCTTTTGTTTTTGGATCATAAAAGTACATATACATTTTACCAACAGCGGTACGATTACGAAGCTTTAGTTCTTCGTCTCGCAATAAGTCCCGTCTAGAGGGTCTAAGTCTTTGAGCTTTCTGGCGAAACCATGCCATAGATTCTTTTGAGCGAGGAGTAATACCTGCTCTAAATGCTTCTAGCTCTAGCTTCTGAAATAAACTTGCCATTTAAAAGTCGTATCCAATTTGTTCGATTATATATTTATTTAGCGCTCATACTAAAATTTCATTCCCATCTTTTTTAATTCGTTCTCTGTCCAAATTTGAAATTCATAACCATTATCTTTGCAGTATTCAGATGCTGCTTTCCATTTACACTGATTACGAACATACTCAAGAGACTCTGAGATATGTCTCTTTGTTCTTTTTCTAGTAGTAGGAGGCTTTGTTTGTTTATCTGGTTTAATTTCAACCAGAATTGTTCTACCATCTTTCATTGTGATTTTAAGATCAACAAAGTATCTATGATATTTATTGTCGATTGCACTGATGTATGGGATCACAGTTTCTTCTGAACACCAAGATTTAATTTCAGTATTATTTTCGCACCACTTAAAAGCAAACCTTTCCCACATAGACCGATAAATAACATTAGTATGATCACCGGCATATTTCTTAGGATTCTTTACTTTATATTTTCCTTTATATGTTTTCATAATTTAAGTTTCCTGTGATTGATTCGCTCTTGGATAATGTGCTGATAAACTAAGCGATTTTCTGGTACCAGGCCCAGCAAAAAATCTGTGAACTGTTTCTTCTGATGCTGCCCAAAATACATACATATTATGCTTAGGTTCAATGCTTTTTGTTGTTTCAAAATTAGAAAGTTCAAGGCGCCCGACTGGATTTTCGAAATACATAATTCCAGTAAACTTTTTTCTTGCAATGTCCACATGCCAATTTTTAATCATACGTTCTTCAGGTTCTTCATTCAGCCGCAATGCAATTTCGTCAAAAGGCGTTTCAGATTCAAATGGCGTACAAAAATTTTTAAAAGTTTCGCACATAAATAGATTCAAGTCTTGACCTTGTTTAGTTATAATAGTGTCATAAAAATTTTTCCACGCTTCATTAGGCGCAGATTCTTTAGTTAATTGTAGTTTTTTTCCAACTCTGCCGCTCACCCCGTCATCTGGCCAATTTTCGCCCAGTAAATCTGCAATCTCCGGGTCAAGAACTTGGTTTACAATTACATGGGGCCATGGCTCAAGATAAAACTCACCTTTGCTTTTAATTTCATAAATTAAATCAAAATCCATACATATATCCTGCCCATATAAATAATTTAAAAGTAAACATATTTATAGGTAATTAAGTGGCATTAACTTTTCCCATAGAACCAGACGAAAAATACAAAGGAAGGGTTTCCTTCCAAGCAATCAACTCATCTTCTTCTGCGTCTAGAGCAGGCGGAGCGGCTGGGGTAGGAATGAGCACCAGTACAACTCAAACTCTCGGCGGATCGGTCAATCTCTACTTACCTCAAGGCATTACTATTGCTGATCAAGTAGGATATGAGAACACTGATTTAGGCATAGTTGGTAGTGGAATTGCATTCGGCGCTAAATCTATCTATGAAGGGGGTATTGTTAAAGGCGCACAAAATATTATTAATGATGGCGCATCAACAGTTGATAAAAGAAAGTCAGGTTTCTTTGGCACAGAAGGCAAAGCATACTTAGCAGCGCTTGCAGAGAGATTTGGCGGAGCAGCAGTAGCAGCAGGTACAGGTATTACCGCTAACCCACATAGACGGTCGATCTTTAAAGATGTTGCATTGAGACAGTTTTCTTTTAACTTCATTATGCAGCCTCTTTCTCCTGAAGAAGCAAGCGTGTCTAAAGAAATTGTACAATTCTTCAGAACCAATTTGTATCCTGAGCAGATTGTAGATGATGCATACAAGTTCCCAACAAAATTTAAAATTAGATTTACCTATGATGGTAAAGATGTTGCAAATAAATTGTTGCCTTGTTACTTGACTTCTGCACAAACACAATACAATCCAAGATCAGGTAGCTTTCATAAAGATGGTAATTTTACTGAGATTGGCATCTCTTTAACATTCCAAGAAGAAACTACACTGACCAGACAGTTGGTCGAAGAAGGATTCTAAATGGCTTACTTTACTAACTTTCCCTTAACGAATTATACATTTGGCACACAGCCAGCGGCTACTGCATATCAAAATCTAGGCATTTATGTTGATATAGTCGATCAAGTCAAAGACGACGCTGCTTTCTATGAGTATTATAATGTTAAAGATGGTGATAGAGCGGATCAAATCTCACAAGTGTTGTATGGCAGACCTGACTTACATTGGACATTCTTTTTGCTTAATGATAAAGTTAAGTTAAGAGGTTGGCCAAGAACGTACTCAGATATTGTAGCACAAGCAAAAAAAGATTATCCTAATTCTATTGTTACGACTCGTACTGATCTTGGCACAAAAATGAAAGTGGGTAGCACAATCGAAGGTAAAACTTCTGGTCAGAAAGGCATCATTCTTAGAAGACTTTTAGATAACGGTCAGTTAGTAGTCGGTAGAGTTGCTGTTGAGCGTACTGTAACAGCAACTGCTAATGCATATGGACATGTCACTTTAGAATTAGAAACTACTGGCGAAAGATATACAGATGTTTTAAATTGGATCGTAACACTCAGCGGCTCTGCAATAGCGCTTTCTGCTGATAAAATTCTTGAAGGTGGTACTAACTATTCAAATCTGAAATATGATTTTGGATTTACAGGAGCATTTCAAACATATGTGTTTAAAGTAAAAGTGTTTGAATATCAGAATGCTGTTACTTTCACAGCAGGCGAAGTTATCTCTACAATTGAAGATGATGTTGAAGTATCTGCTGTAGTTGACACTTCTTCTTTAGAATACTTAGCGACACATCATTATGAAGATGCAAGTGGTAATTATGCAGATATCACTCCAAATGCGCCTTTTGCACAGAGAACTAGTTATACTTTTACATTGAACTATGCAGGAGTGGACTTGACTGACGCTACTGCGGTATATAATGCAACATTAGCAGCAGTTGTTACTGATGTTGAAATTTCAGCAGCAGGTGATTATAATAAAAAGTTAGACTTGACAAACGTTGCTGTTGATGTTGCTAAAGGTAATTACAGACTAGATGGCCAGATTTTACGGTTAGGTGCAGCGCTTTCACTACTACTTGCAGATACAGGATCAACTACAGCAGCATTTGTATTTGCTATCTGGGCTTCTGAAATTGCATCTGCAACTTCTGATCCAACATATACAGGACATATCTTCGGTGAACTTGCAACAGCATGGGCATTAGCAGATAAAGATGGCAGCGGCAATGCTACTGTAAAGTTCCATTCATTCTTTCTTATTGATAACCTTCTGAATGTGATTGGTGACACTGAACAGTTTGGTCAGACTTTTGAATATCCAATCTCTGGCACAACTGTCTACAAAAATACATATGGCAATAGTGGCACATTCACAACAACATCACCTGCGCCTTCCAGCAGAAGTGATGCATGGCTTGACATTACAACTCAGTTAGAATTATATACACAACAGAACCTATCTAATCTAGTGCCATCAGCATTAACACAAGTTAATTACTTAGATAGATATGTTAAAAGCAATGATGAGTTAAAAAATATTAAAGTCTTAAGGCCAAGTGTAGCTAAACAATTAGACGCAGCATATCAAAGTACTCTGCTAGAGCAGAAGACAGAGGCTGAAGTCGCAGTTGCAGCACAGACGCAAGTTGGCCAGACAAATCCGACTGTCTCTAATACTACACAATCAGTTACAAGTGTGGCAGGACAAACAGTCACATCTTCTAGTGCTAGTGCAGCTTCATCTTCTAGCAGTAGCAGCGGAGGAGGTTATTACTAATGGCAGGACCTCCACAGCCAACACCTTATGATTATGGCAAATATGAAATTATCATCACAAATGCTGATGGTAAAATTGTTGATGTTAGTAATATTACAGTAGAGCTTAACTTTTTTGAGTCTCTTAAAGACCCCTATATTAGTGGATCAATACTCATCATTGATTCTGCTAACGTCTTTAATCACTCAAACTTCAGAGGACAAGAAACGGTAAAGATTAAAGTCACAGACTTTTTTGGTGCAGAAAAGATAAACAAGACGTTTGCAATTAATAATGTACAAAAACAAGAGAAGTTAAATGACTCCGCTTCAGCATATGTGATTAGTTTCATTGATGTGCATATGTACAAAAATAAAAAGTTTGTTTTCTCAAAAACTTTAGAAGGTAAGCCTGAAAGTATTTTAGAACAAGCGTTAGCATTTATTGGAGTTGGCGCAAGCACAGAAGGATCAGATCAATCTAATATGAGATTTATTGTGCCTTTTACAATGAATCCTATGTCTGTTGCTGCATTGATGAAAAATAGATGTACAACTAGTACAGGCGCACCATTCTTTTTACATAGTTCACTATACAATAATGATTTAAACTTAACAAGCTTATCGACATTACTAGGTCAAGGACCCTTTAATAATAAACCATTTAAGTACACAACCGCAGCAGAAATTGAACCAAACTCTGAATACTCAATAGAAAAATTTGAGTCTCTTAGTCATAGAGTAGCTTCTATGAACATGGAACGAAACCAAGATGCAATTCAGTTGTTTGAAGATGCGAGTTATGGCGCTCAGTATCTTTGGTTGGACACGTATGAAGATAAAGCAGAGGAATATAGATATAAAGTCACAGACGCTCTAGGCCCGCTTCCTAAGCCCAATGGAGTAGATGATTATTCTACATCTATTCCTGGCGAACTGTCTCCAGCACTTCATGAAAGTGTAAGTAGATATGCATCTCAAGTAACAACTAAAAAACTATTTGAAAACGGTATATTCTCATACCTTGAAGAAGACGAAGTATCAAAGCATGAGTTAAAAGCAAAAAGTAGAGGACTGAAAGCTTTTGCAGTAAAGAGCTTTATTACAATGCAGTGTCCTGGATACAACTTCTTTGGTAAAGACTTGTTAGGTAAAAATCAAATTGAAGTATATATTCCTAAAGACTTGCCTATCAACTTTGATGCAAGCGCAGACTTTATTAAAGATAAGAAAAGATCAGGTAAATACATAATGAGTCATATTAGACATATGTTTAAGAACGCTCAATATTCTGTGACTGTAGGTGCAATTAAAATAGATAATGATACAGCTATCAATTCTGAACAGTTCTATCCAGGTGAAGACTAATGAAGACAATCCCTAATGACTTTTATGGCGACGAAACACGATGGTTTATTGGAGTTGTTGAGGATAATGACGATCCTGAACAGCTAGGTCGTGTGCGTGTGCGCTGCTTTGGTGTGCATAGTCCTTATCTTGATGATATTGCAATAGAAGACTTACCATGGGCTACAGTTCTAGTACCTGCAACAGAAGGTGGTATCTCAGGCACAGGCAGGTCAGCAAATGGCATCAATAAAGGAGCATATGTATTTGGAATTTTTCTGGATGGTAAGCAGTCTCAAAATCCAATTATATTTGGCTCTATGCCAAAGTATGAATCTTCTGACGGTGAAAACATTGTACCAATTCCACATAGGTAAGTAAATGATAACAATATTCGGCACTAGCATCATTGACAGATTATTTAACGCCAGCATCTCAGCAGGATACAGCGCTGAAGCTGCTGCTGCAATGGCAGCAACTATTTCTTATGAAGGTGTTGGCGCAGACTTGATTACGTTCAAAGGCGAAAGACAAAAGAGATACTTAGGTTTTTGCACAAAAAATAAAATTAACTACCGTTTACCAGATAGTAAAATTAGATATTTTTTCGAAGAATTGCCTAGCAATAGAGACTACAAAGCTTCTGAGTTAAAATACTCACAGACTGTAGATGCTGCGGTAAAAACATTTAACACAAATTATCTGGGAAAAACTTTAAGTGCCACACAATTACTTACTGTAGTTGGATTAGCAAACGAAATATACACAATCTTTGTGAGTAACGCATGACGACAATATCAGATATCAGTAAAAAATTAGTAGACAACTTGACTCTACTAGAGCAGGACTTAACAGAAGTTGGCACAGCCGCTGGCGCTGCTGCTCTGCAATATAAACAGTTGACTTCTAGTTCTGAAAAAGCTACTATTAATAGTTCAATCAATGGTCTTGATATTGTAGGCTCTTTTGCAGAAACTATTAGTCCAGATGGTAATAATAAGAGCGCAGGTCTTGCAGTATTTTCTGATAACCTAGGCACGTTTGGCTCTCTAACATCTGCTACTAATGGCGCTCTCTTAGCGAAGACTGTTACTGCTGCTACTCCTGATGCAGCAGGCGCTGCTTTTAGAAATCAATTCAATGGCGTGCTAGACAATAAAACACTTTTTGAAGCTTCACTTGTCGCTTCTGAAGCATTAGCAGATTCTACAGGATTACCTTTAGGGTCATCTTCAAAGAATTTAGTGAATGACGCTGGTGTTGCACTCATTGCAAAGTCTAATTCTATGCGCACTAAAATTGGCACAACAGATTCACTGTTAGAAGATATTACAAATGATGTAAACATTCAAAAAAATGTAACAGTAAATGCAGTATTTGCCAATCTAATCGGCAACCCCTCTGTGCCTATCGTAGACTTTGATAACGTGCCGCCGAGAACTTTTTTACAGACATATGAAGAAATGGAAGCATATGTTCGATCTTCTACTAGAGAGTTAACAGAAGTTGTAGTACATGCTACTGACACGTCTAAAGATATGGAAGTTAATTATGATGTGTTATATGCATGGGATGTAATTGGTAGAGAGTTCTCTGAAGTGGGATATCACTTGATTATTTTACGAGATGGCTCTTTGCAAGTTTGTAGACCAATCTCAACTATTGGGTTACATACATTAAATGAACATAATCCTAATAGTATTGGTATTGCATTTGTTGGTGGTCTGTTAGGCACTAGAAAAGGCAATAGTATCATCAGAAGTCATAAATCATATTCTATGGAACAATTCAATACATTTGATACGTTTATGAGAGCATTCTATACTGTTATTCCAGGTGGACAAGCATGGGGACATAACAACATTGATCAAAATAGACGCTCTGATCCACACTTTGATGTGCCTCAATATGTTCAGAAAAAATTTAACAAGTTCAATACACAGACTCTTGAAGAAACAAGACGTGATGGGTCTATGACTATTGATGAATTAATTGAGGCACAATACTAATGGCTGAAGATACTGTATCAGGTCGCTCTGGTGAGGGCACTGCTGGCGAAAGTCAATCAAGAAATGATGGGGCTGCGCCAAGCTCTGGTGATATTGGGTTCAAAGACCCTGATAAAGATTTTGTAGTTGATGCTTATAAAGGAGAGCCTACGGTATCTTTCAATGCTAGAGGAGAATGGCAGCCTAAGATTGTGCCGCCTCAAGGCAATCCCTTTGAAATTCCACTTGAAGCACAACCTGAATATCCACATAACAAGGTAACTGAGTCAACAAACCCTAATATTGAAGAACGTCATAGAAGTGAAGTTGATGATACAAAGGGTGGTGAAAGAGTTACAATTAATCACTACATTGGCACCGCAGTTGAAATGTGGAATGAAGGTGAGTTGATTGTAAACTCATTTGGTAAAATGGTACAATTAGTTGGTGAGAACTTTGAGATGTTTGTCGCTGGTAATGGTACAGTAATCTACAAAGGCGATCTTGATTTTACAGTTGAAGGTGATATGCATCTTAAAGTAAAAGGTGATATGCAAACAACTGTTTTTGGCAACAAGACAGAAATAGTACATAAGAAAAAGATTGAAGATTATAGAAAAGATCACTCTACGACTGTTGTAGGTAACAAATCATCTGTTGTTAGTGAAACAGATACCGAAATAGTTTTGGGCAACAAGAACAATTTTGTCAGCAAGAAGCAGAGTAATTGGGTAGAAGGCGATGTAGAATTTCTATCTGGCGCTAATACTCATATTTCTTCACAGACTAAAACATCTATCTCATCAACTACTGTTAACATGACTGGTTCTACTGTTAATATCGCAGCAGGTGGGGGAACTATTGGCGGTCCAGCAGTCTTTTATTATGGTTTATCTTTTGAAGGCAACTTATTTGTGGATGGTAATTTAACAGTTGATGGTGCAATAAGCACTTCAAGCACTATATCTTCTGTAGGAGATATTTCTACAGCAGCACAACTAAAAGCTGCTAATGATATAACTGCGTTTGATACCAGTGTTACAAGTCCAGCAGGTACAGTGACTACGACAGAAACAACTATTGATGGACTTTTTAATTATACTGCACCAACTGCTGGAAGTATAACTACAACTCTTACCGCCTCTGAAGAAGGTATTATGCAAGTTAATGTTGATCCAGGAGATAAGATTAAACAAACGATTGATCTTAGAGAAAGACTTGCATTAGGATTGGGACTGTAAATGATTATTCGTAACGAAAACATCACAACAGCAGAAGTGCGAAGATTGCTACGAGACTCTACTAATAGAGTTGATAGCTTCTTTATTGGATTAGCATTGGCTAAAAATGCGCTTAATTTTAGATTTATGCAGTCTACTCCAACAGCAGTAAAAAGACTGCAAGGAAATGAGGCTGTAGGTAAGTATGGCACAAGTCGCTATGGCAACTTAAGCATACCTAAGCTACGTTATAAAGAAAACTATAACTATAAAAGAGTTGTGCCTGAAAGTCAATATAATCCTTTAAATAAGACAACAATTACAAACGGCACAAAGCTTGGTAAAGGCATTCAATTATCTGCTTTTACAAATGGACAATTAAATAATACCAGAACCCTTTCTGGTCGTAAAGAGCTGGCAAAATATTTTTACTTACAGTCATTACTGATTAATGGATTTAATAGTAACCGAGGCAAGTTTAAAAAATCAAGTCTAGATGTTGTTGAGGGGTTGTTTACTGCTGAAACAAACCAAACACTAGAATCAGGTGGTATTCTTGATTTACAAACAAAAGGTCGTGCTGTTGTATATGAAGTAAAAGATTCAAAGGGTAATAACGATCCAGCGGCAGCTTTTAATGTTGCTACATACTGGAAAGACAACATGCTTTTTGATGAATTAATTTTATCTTTTGATACTGTAGACCCTAATGTTGGCTTTACTGCACAAATTATTGTAACTATGCCTGAGGTTGATGATAAATATAAAGGAACATTCCGTAGAAATGTAAGAACCGAGTATAATTATAATGTCGCCTTGAGAGATGGTCTTGCTGAGTTTACGG